GTATCTATTCTATTCTTCATATCACTAGAAAGAGAATTCGGGTCGGCGTTAAGTTTACCTAAAGTACTACCCATACCGTACGTCACGATCATTTCGCGCGCTATTTGGTACGTTTGTTGGAAATCGCTAGACGCACCCGTCGTCACCCTATCTTTACCGTAAACGATCTCTTCCGCAGCGTGCCCCCCTAAAGCCACTTTTATTTGAGATAACAAGTACTCTTTGGTAAACATACCTATATCGTCCGTCGACGGTTGGAAAAAGGTAACACCACCCGCATCACCTCTCGGTATTATACTCACCTTTCGAACCTCGTCGTATTCGGGCATAAGTACACCAATTATGGCATGTCCCGCCTCATGGTAAGCGACGCGCGCCTTACGCGCCCCTGAAACACTTCTACCACCCTTTGCACCCACAACAATTCTCTGGTATACGTCCTCTATTATTTCTGGTGTTATTATACCGTTTTCACACTCACGAACCGCGCGGATGGCACACTCGTTCATGAGGTTTGCTAAGTCCGCACCCGAGAACCCCGTGGTTTGTCTCGCGACGTCTATGAGCTGAACTTCGCCACTCAATAACTTATCTTTAGTGTGTACTTCGAGTATCTTTTCTCGACCGTGAACGTCGGGTAAAGAAACTTGGATTTTTCTATCGAAACGACCCGGGCGAAGTAAAGCATCATCGAGAATATCGACGCGGTTTGTTGCCGCTATGACAACAATCTGCGACTCGTTATCGAACCCGTCCATTTCTGTAAGAAGTTGGTTTATCGTTTGTTCGCGTTCATCGTTCGACGCAAACCCGTTCATACTTCGTTTTTTACCAATAGCATCAATCTCGTCAATAAACACAATACACGGTTGGTTTTGTCTCGCCAATTCAAATATGTCACGAACGCGTTTCGCACCAACACCTACAAACATTTCGACGAACGACGATCCCGAACACTGAATGAACGGAACCGAAGATTCACCAGCAATGGCTCGCGCGAGAAGTGTTTTTCCTGTTCCCGGTTTACCCGTCAAAAGTGCACCTTTGGGAATCTTAGCACCCGTACCAAAAAACTTCTCCGGTTTTCTGAGAAAATCAACGATTTCCTCGAGCTCATCCTTCGCACTATCTATACCCTGTACGTCTTCGAAACGAGTTTTTATTTCACTTTCCACGTCTATTTCTTTTTTCATCATATCAAAAGGGGCACCGCCCTGTACCTGACTTAACATTCTAAAAATAGCCATAAAAAACAGTATCGTGAAAAACATTGAAACAAAATCGAGAGCACTTGGTGGTGATGTGACGTGTTCTATTTCAAAGTTTGCTTTACTGTCTATCAAAGTTTTCCAAAACTCGTTCGAAGGAACGTACTCAGAAACACTCAATGTTCCATCCTGTTCTATAAAATATACGGTGTTCGTTTCCGGTCTAACTTTTATATCGAGTATCTCGTTTTTCTTAACACCACGAACAAATTGACTGAACAGTTTAGGTTCATATTGAGGTTTCTTTTCAATTTTTATGGGAGGAGCGCTGAATAGTTTGGCATGAGCGTGAAGACTAGCCATTATAATTACATACAATAATAAAATAACGAAAAATTCGCGATCTTTTACGTGACGAAACCACAATTTACGTAGTCGTTTAAACTTTTTCTTGAGGATTTTTTTTACCTTCCTCCATTTCATATTACAACATATTAATGTACACTCCTTATACCAGTTAAACACGCGTGAACCTCGCAAACTTTAATTTATCACCCACGTAATACTTTTCGTAAGATTTGATAATACTTGGATCTTTATATTCATCGGGCATACACTCAGGTATACGTGTAAGTTCACTTTTCATGTCTTCGGTAGCGTAATACGCTTTCTCACTCTCACGAAGTTCGAAGTGTTTTGGTCTATTTTTATAGAGCCAAAGTGCGTGTTTAGCACACGCGTGCATTTTACCGAACCGTTTGTTATACTCGAGTGCTAAAGCCATTGCAATTTCACCCGCAAAAAGATAGTTTTTGAGACTTGAAGATATCCACATCGTCATGGGGTGGCCTTTGTGTGCAGGTTTATAACCACGCGACGTTTTGTTTTTGTTAAAGGGGGCGTGTTCTGAAACGTAATCGGTTTCATTCGAAAAAAACCATGCCGTATACATCATTTGGCATATCTCTAAAAGAATCTTGATTACATGTTGATCACAATACATATAAGCAAGTTCCTCTGGGTTCATAGAAAGGAAAAATATATTCATTTTAATTACTTGTTTTTTATTAAAAAAGGTTCTACTTAAGTTAATCATCACCATCGGAAATGTACTCTTCGACGTCACACACAATTTCCTGATCGTCCTCTTCTATTTCTACATCCATACCACCATCTTCCTCGTTATCTTCCTCGTTATCCTCGTCGTCATCTTCATTTTCATTTTCATTTTCATACTTTTCGATTTCTTCTTCCTTCTCTATTTTCTTAATTTTCTTAGACGCACCCTTTTTACGAGACGACGAACTCACGGAAGGTGCATCTAAAATCTTTTCCAACTTTTTCCATTTAAGTTTTATGAGTTCCTGTCTCTTTTTGTGTTTATTTGCAATAGTCTCTATGTATTCCGAAGAACACCCCATAGATTTCAAAGTACTCAGAACGGTTTTTATCGGTGGTACCTTTGATTTACTATAATACTTTTCGTTTAAAATAGCCATTTGTGGTAAAATCTTAACACGCACTTTACCATTCTTCAAAACTGTAACGTCCACCTTTATCTTATCCAAATATTCCGTGTAATCCTCACTTTTTTTACACGAATTTTCGTAAGGAGGCATTTCCTCGACGTTCGGTCTTTTAAAAGGAACGCCATAGTACTCGTAATTTTTTTTTAACAAGTTCACGTAACTCTCGGCGTTCTGAACGTAAAACTTCTCACGTTCAGGTGGTTTTGTATTTGTTCCATTAATTATTGTGTGAATTAATGAACCAGGGATAAGTTTAGAACGTACCGTGTTTTGACGTTCCAAGTAATTTTCACGAATGTTTGCGCGACGAATAGAAGATGAAGTTTCCATTTTTTTAGTATATTAATTTACTTGAATTTTATTACAACTTAGGTCTAATTCACACTCTAAAATATGGTGCGCCTGAAAATTTTGTAGCGATTCGTACGGACCCCAAAGTTCGATAACTTTGCGTTCCTTATCGTACCACATGTACGATAAATCGAGGTACCGCGTGAGCCAATAAAACTTTTTGCCGTTCTTACCAATAAATTTGAACATTTCGTCTTCGTCATACATTGACACGTCCATTTGACTGTAGTGCGCTACTGGTGGGTTGTAAGGAGCCATTTTCTTTCTTACACTTACTTAGAATCTCCTGTTTAAGTCTGATATGTTTTTGTGTGTACTGTCCTTTTTTAACTTTCTTATCACTCTTCGTCACGCGCTTCTTAAAGAGATCTTTCATTATACTACTTCTTTTTACTCTTTTTTTTTAAATAATCTTCTCTTAGTTTTTGGTTTTTCGTTTACCTTAGTATTATTATTTTTACTTTTTTGTTTAATGGGTGTTCTTCCATCTATCCACGCTTGGAAATTAAAAAATTTTACCGGTGAGTTGAGTCTTTTCTTTCCAGCCTCTCTAATTGTGTTCACAGCTTTTTTAGATGATGTAGCGCCCATTGTTACTCTGATAAATACTAATATTTTATTTGTTAAAGTTTAAGATTTCTAATATCTCTATTAAAATTTTCAATTAAATTTCTATATTTTGTAACATTTCTAGGTTTACTCATAAAATCATCAATTCTATATTTAGTTACCTTTGCTAATCTTAATTCATCTCTCACTGATTCAAGTTTTTTTTCTACAATACCAATCTCACCGATTAGTAGTTTACGTTCTTTTTCTAAATATGTAGTATTTAATTCACCCCTATAAAAATTAACACTTTTTTTACTATTTTTATATAATTTAATCAAGTCATCAATTCCACGTTTCATTTTTTTAAATATTCTGAGTTTTTTTTCATTTCTTTCAAGTATACGTTCACCCGTATTAACTTTTTTGTTAAGTGCCGGTCTTTGGTTTTTTATTTTCTTTATTAATATATTAATTGAATTATTAGACATTATCTTAAATTACCCTGGTATTTTTATTTTTTACCGCACATACCACAGTACCCTTCACTTTCCTTCTTCTTTGGTTCATACATGAACGTATAAAGTACGACGAGCGCAAAAACCGATACCGGAAGTATATAATTCGTATTCTTTTTCATTTTTACTATTAACTAACATTAAATTTCTTCGTCGAGACTAACATCTGACCCCGAATCATCATCCTCGTCGCTTGGTAAAACGTACTCGGTATCGGATTCGTCGACCTGTTCGTACCCACCTGTTAGTAACTTTTCGTAAAGACCCGTATCCTCCAAACACGTCGTATCGTAAAATCCAGAAATAGAGTCTTTAGGTATAATTTCCAATTCGTTATCGAAATCCCAAATACCGTCACCTATGTAATCAAGTAAAGAAACCTCGTATTCGGTTCCCAAATCTTTTATAATCTTTGCAATACACATCATACCGTCTTCGAATTCAACGTCGACGATTTGGTTTTCCATTTTTTATTTATATATTTGGTTAAAGTTTAATTTCTTAAAGTATATTAAATACATGCAGATCTATGATATTCTTAAAAATAGAAAAATCGGTGATAAAGATGCTGTTATGTTCGACATAGATGATACTCTTATTTTTACGAACGGTAAGGCAAATACTCAAATGATCAAACTTTTAAAGTATGCAAAAAGTTTAGGGTACAAAATAGTTATAATAACCGCAAGACCGCTTCTCCCAATGACTGCATCTTTCACCAAAAACCAACTCAAACTTTATGGTATACCGTACGATCTACTTTACATTGCACCAGCACAACATAAAGGTAACGTCAAAGTTAAAACGGGTCTTAAGTATATCTTATCTGTAGGTGATATGGAAACTGATCTTACACACAGTATGTATTCCATAAAAATTACGATTTCCACCTAGAGTTACAGTTATGACACGTTATGAATACCGTCATTGGTTCATCCGCACTCCGTGTTTGCATTTCGTAATACGTCGTCTTGTACGATTTACATCTATTACACCTAAAAAGCCCCTTATAATCAGGGTCATTTATAATGTTTGACGCATGTTGTTTTAACATCTCTTTATCCGCTATTTTATCAGTCATTTTAGAGTGAGGTCCACCTGGCCATAAACCCTGTGGAGATAAGTTTACGAGTTGGGACGTTTTAAGTTCACCTTTCAAAACTCTATCCTTAAGATTGGGTGAATTTTTCAAATTAAACATAATACTCAAAAACTTTTGTTTATACCTTCTAACATGTTCACGATTATTAGACGCAGGTGTATCTCCTCTCTCCAAACTATAATTATAAGTCCAGTTAGACGTACACTTTTCCAGGTTTTGAACTATAGCGTGTTCTATAGGTAGACCTAAAATTTCGGCGTACTTTTCCTTTGCATACTCTCTCGATAACATCTTAGTTTAATTATTACTTACTTTTATTATTTTTAATTTAATACCGACTTAGGTGTTCCATTTTTGGTTTTTTACATTCAGGAAAAGATTCAGGGGAACACGTATTAAATGGATCAGACGTTCTCTTAAACTCTATATCGTTACGCGTCTCTTTCCAATGTGTATCCAAAACGAGGTTAGTGTAGAGTTCCGTTTCCCTGAGGAAAATGTAAACTATGAAAATTGCTGCCATTATAGATATGAATCTGGTGTTCTTCATTTATTAAAAAGCAACTTTTTTATTTGTGAGTATACAATAAGATGACACTCGCTGTTTTAATAAACGAAAAGAGAAATGATATGCACGAAATAGACATAGACATATCACCAGAAAAAAACGAAATATACAGAATACTCAGGGGTAAGGCGAGTTTTCTCGGACAATGGTCAGAAGAACAAGTTGTAATACTAAAGTGTGATAAAAAAGATTCACCGTTTGATTTGAAATTAAATACGAACAGGTTACCTCGACCATTTACTAACATGTTCGTGTTTGGAAGAATACTACTCATACGAATGGACGATAACGCCGATCCACAAAATTTTACGCTAAGAGAGTACCAAAGACTCGTAAGTAAAACTCACCCGAGAACACGTTCGTCTTCGACTTTAATCGGAAGACCCTTGAGTAGGAATGTAAGCTACTCCTCTGAAGACAGCCTGTGAATACTTCATACACAATTGAAAATGTGATTCAGCCCATTGCATAGGATTTGTCATTTTTATACCAAACGGGTTCTCGTTTACAACTTTCATGAAATCTTCACTGCCGTATTTTTCCTGGTTTGATGCTCTACTCATGGATTCGTCGACCTTTTTTAACCACAAAACATGTTCTTCATTTTTAGGGTCAAACTTTTTTACAAACGACATTATATAATTAATTCTCACACATTCTTTAACCTGTAATTTAACCTTTCTTTGTATCTCGTCTGATCAGCAATACCGTCAATCTCCTGACCACGCACGCTTATTCTCAACAAATCGTCTTTGTATTCAAAGTCGTAACAGTAAAAATAAGAAACACCAGTTGCCAAAGACATGAAATCGAGATCACTCTTTGTTTTTTCTTCGATGTTTACATAATTAATTATCTCCTGTGGTGTTCGTTTTTTTGCATTTTTATTAGGATCAATCATTGCAACCGGATTTGATAAATTCATAACGGGCCATACACCGAATGACGAACGGTACCTACATATGTACCTCACACAGTTTCGAGCAACACGCGCTTCGCTAAAACATAGTATACGTGGGCGTCCGTGTGGGTCCGTCATGGTTGTATATCCACCACGAGTTACTTTTATAAAGTGAAATTCCATTTATTATATTAAAACAAAAAACCTTAAGTAATTATATAAATGAACTTCCCCAAAACACCAGGTCAATGTGAGTATTTAAGAGTTATACAGTCTCCAAAACCAATTATTATTACCACCGGTCCAGCTGGTTCCGGTAAAACCATGTTCGCCTGTCAATTAGCGGCAGAACAACTCAGGGAGAAAAATGTAAAACGTTTAATACTCACGCGACCTATCGTTGCGGCGGACGAAGATATGGGGTATTTACCCGGTGAAATGGAAAGGAAAATGGAACCTTGGACACGACCAATGATGGACGTTTTTGAAAATTATTTAACCC